TGTTAGGTTCAGCAACTGGCGGCACATGAGTTTCATCAACTTCCTCAACATCAACCGCATACTCATCCCGCAAATCATTGCCAATAGTTGCACCCAATTGCCAATGCCATTTGCCAAAACGATCTTGCAAGTCAGCCAAAAAGTTGTATATACCCTGCTGGTTCAAACAGTCAGCAGTGTCCATAGTTTCAACAATGTCGCCCACAAGAATCTCATTAGCCTTATAGATAGCCAAAGACAACTGAACGGGGTCGCCACCAACAAAAGTTGCATCAATCTCAGTATCAGCAACAAATTGAGGCAAAGTAAAAGGCGCATCAACATCAAGTTTGCGAATGTTTTCAGCTAGAGGGTCAATCGCGGAATCATAATCCTCATAAATTTTTTGAAAAAACTTATGAAACTGTGAAAACAAAACACCTTTAACATTCCAATGCGCACCATGAGCCAAAAACTTTGCCGAAACAACATTGCCCAACAACTCACGCAACTCATCAGCCAAATCTTGTTTAGTCGGCTCAACAGCCTCAACCGCTACAGGTTCAGGCATCTCATCACCATAATCACGGTTAGATTCATAGTTGATAGTTTTAGGGTCAAGCACTTCCTGCACTCCAGCCTTCTTGTAAGCTGCACGCGCAGCAGGGTCATTATCTACAGCAAACTTGATTGACTCACCCGACTTGATAAGTTCAGCAGCAACACTACCTTTCCAATCATTCGTGCCAGCAGGCGGAATGTTGGCAGGTCGCATAATCAACTCACGATATTGAATGTTATAAGAATCCAACTGATCCATAGTGTCAGTGCGTTGCGACTCATCACGACCAGTCACCAAATACAGTTTCACATTCTGATGGTCGAGCCAATCATAATAATCCTGATGAATAGCATTATTGACAAACAAAGTGTCATCAATGTCGCTAATACCAACCTGCGCAACAACATCACGCTTCAGTTCACCACCCGCAGGCATCTTTTCGGCTATTGATAGAGCAACCATTTGTGCTATCGCTTTCTTTTTATTAGCATGAGAACCCAAAACAGTCCCATCAGCTTTGACAGTATTCCAGCCCTTAATTGTTTGAGAAATAAAATAAGGCATTAGTCCTGTTTCTGAATCATTACGCCAAGCCCGTAAGTGCCAGAACTTGTTCTCGCATAAAGGGAATCACCAGGGTCTAAAGTAATTTGCAAAAAGACTGCCGAATTTATTTCAACAGAATTAGGAGCAACAAGATCAGCACCACCAATATAAATCTTTCTTCCAGCAACATCTTCAAGATTATGAAGCGTAGCTCTAACAGGCTGAATATCTGGTGCAATAACTTGCACTAAAGCAGTTCCAACGGAAATTAAACTTTGTGTAATCATTTATTCCCCCGTTGTATAACTGCCGGCAGGCACAGTAGATGGATTCTGTATTTGAACAGTCGGCAAACCAGTGTGAGCAATCGGGTCAAGTCCCAACGAAGTCAAAACATCTTCAGGCACAAAACCCAAACCAATCAACTTCTGTGCCATCGCAACCTTCGTTTCATTTTCAGTCAACGAAGCAGCACTAATATTCACATTCGCCAAAGGAACACGAACAACATCGCCACCATCAATCGGCGGCATATTCTCTTTACGCCTAACCTCATTAGTAGACATCACACCATTCTGAAGCATCTTCGCATAACCTTCAATACGAGTCGCATAATCGCCACGCAAAAGGTCGTCAGTGTTCCACTGCAAATACGCGAAATCAGGTAGCAACGCACTAAACGCATCCTCAAGTTTCGCCAACCACGGTCTAAGCGTATGAGTAACAAAACTAATTGCGTTCTGCTCATTCGAATTATAGGATGTTGCACCCTTCTCATTCAAACCAATCATGTTAGTAGGAACTCTAAAGATTCTTGCAACATCTTCAACAGCAAGCCTACGAGAATCAAGCATCTGCGCCTGATCGTTAGCAACCATAGTCGGCTTAAAAGTTGCGCCACCAGAAAGGATGCCAGTCTTATGTGCTTTACGATAACCCTTATGTGCACGGTCAAAAGACTTAGACAAATTATCGGCCTGCTCAGCTGTAAGCGCACCAGGATATTCGATAACACCATTCTGAGAAGTGCCCTGCCCAAAGAAACGCGCAGCAAAAGACTCAAGGCTCATACTCAAACCAAAGTTCTCTTTCAAAGTATCAATAGTGCTCTTACCGCGAATCTCCCCAGGCATAACAATCGAACCAGTGATATGTAGAACATCGTCAGTAGATAAATCTTTACCATCTTCACCTGTATAAGTAAAACGCTTAGTTCCATTAGCTTTACGAGAAACAGCAACCTTCATCGGATTCATAACCATCATGCTAAGAATCTGTCCTGTAATAGGGTCACGAAAAATACGCACAAACGCATTACCATCCATCAACAAACTAATCATGCACTGCTGCCAAAACGAATTACTATTTATCATCGCATCAGGTCGATTCACCCAAGCAGGTCTAGGCCGAAAAGGTGTAGGAATACCATTCTTACGAATATAGGAATCAACAGGCAAAGCCGAAATAGTATCCGAAATCAAAGACACACAAGCCCAAACAGAATTGATTGTTAGCGCAGTCGTATAGTCAATAAATGAACCTGACTGAGTTTCAAAACTAGTAAGATCACCTGCACCCCAAATAGTTTGAAACGAAATAGCACGATTCTCTGCACCACGAAGATTACGAAGCATCACTCGCCACCCTTATCCAAAGCCAAACCAAACAACAAAACTCCTACACCAAACAAAACTAAACCAGCAGGAACATAAATCAAACCTGCACCAACAGCCACCACAACCACACCAACAGCCTGCAAAATAGTCGCTAACATTCTCATCCTTAGAACACAAAAAATTCAGGCACAATATCATTATCTAGTTTACTCGTTGCGCGGTCATAAGCGATAACAAAAGCAACAGCAGCGTCAATCCTGCGAGAACTATTACGCGACTCCTTCACAATACGAGCACCCATGTTATCTATCTTCAACATACAGTTATCGAGATGCCTAGCAAGAACAGGATTACCATCATGAGTCAAAGTGCCTTCAGTAACCGAATCAAACACCTTTTGAGTAGCAGGAATCATACGCCTAACTGAAGTGCTAGGCCACTCAACAATAGGCAAACCTAAATCTTGCAAAACAGCCATAGTTCTCTGCCACCGAAAAGGGTCAAAAGCAATCTCCTTCACTCGCGAATACTTTTGGCAGAAAGCAATCAAAGTCTGTTCAACTTCCAAAGTATCAACCCGCCAATCATCCTGATCAGTAGGCTGCTTCTCCCACGCCTTCACCAACCAAACATGCGGTTTATCATCCTTAGACTTAGGGACAGTAACGGCCACAATAACAGTCGCATCCCCACTAAATGACCCATCAACACCCAAAACAATGTCTGCATCCAAAGGCACATCAACTTCAGCTCGTAAAGTCTGCCACAAACCTGAAGGCAACCAAGCATTTTGACTAGACACCCACTGATTACATCTCTTAGTCCGAAACTCTGCTTCAGGTGTTCTCTTCACCATAGACTCAAAATCAGCTTTGCTATTGAGATCGTCATAACCAGGATTAGCGGCAATCCAACTACTCTCCAACCTATGATCCGCATCAAGCGGTGCTTCCCACCAAGCCATATAGAAACTAGGGTCAAGAATTTCACCGCGAGCAACCTTCTGCCCATACTGATAAAGCTGATAAGCAGTGCTATCTTGCCCAGTCGAATCAGACTTTACTCCACAAGTAGTAGCAGCCAACATCATCGGTTGCCTACGCGAAGCCATAGACAACTGCATAACATCCCACATCTTACGATCTTGCAAAGCATGAACCTCATCAAAAATAACTGCGCTAGCGTTCAAACCTTCTTTAGAATACGCTTCAGCCGAAAGCACACGCCAAACTGAACCAGTAGAAGGAACTTCAATAACATCCCTGTAAATGTTGCACATCGCAGATAACTCAGGTTCACGCTCAATAATCTTCCTGGCATCACCAAAAGTGATTCGTGCCTGCTCCTTCTCAGCTGCACAAGAATAAACTTCACCACCTTCATCCC